TCAGCATAAGGTGAAAACCAATCTACCGCATCAGCTACAACAGCGTCTAAATAGTTGTTTTTGTTGTGTTCAGGTCTAATGTCTGACTTTGATTTCCGTGGGTCGTAAGCCCCTTGCATTAAACAAAAGGTATCGCCATTAAGCAATATGTCCGCTCCGATTTCTTTTGCTTGATCAAGGTGACGTTTAAGTAAACCTCTGTCGCATTTTGGATTGTCCCAGTGAGCATCACTGATGAGTAGAACCTTTTTAGGGGAGAAGTTGTTGCGTAGTACATGTACGTTATTCTTCATATAATTAGTGCTAAAATGATTAATGACCAAGACACAATAGCAAAGTTTCTGAATCGCTTTACGTCTTCTTTTAAATCAAAATTAGCGTTTTTAAGTTCGATGATTTGTGAGTGCTGTTCTTGAATGAGAATTGAGTCATTAGCCGCTAATTTAACGTATAATGACTGCTTTTGCCGACATTTATGCAGTTCTAATAGCCTTAAGTTTATTTCCTTAATCGTGCTGTCGGAGTATTGAGAGTATGCTCTCTGTGGTGTGAGCAGAAGTGATGCTATCAGCAAATACTTTGTAAATGCTATCGTGCTTTTTTTCAATCTCATAGATTTCTCTGATAATTACTATTCTACTCGTGTCAGGTTGGGATGTCGCAGTAGCTTTCGAGGTAGGGCGTGTTAACCACAAAATCAATACCATGCCCAGCAACAACGTCCAGTTTGCTATCAAAGAAAGGTTCAGCCGTTGCACTAACGACAATCTCGAATTCTGTATCCGTAACATTTCGTTTAATTAAAGTAACAATATCTAAAATAATTCCTGCGGTGTCAGAAAGCACCTCAATAGTGTTAGATCCACTTTCAAACTGCCTATCCATGACAAGCATTGCAAAGTTATAACTGACCAATCTCTGATCTGTGTTAAAAATAAAACCATTAGGCACTAACCAAACCAAAGGGTAATATTTAACCTCTTCTACAGCAAAGTCAAATTCAGCTCCTACTGCGAACTTGCCTACCATCTTGTGGCTTTCCGCTTGAGTCTGAATGTGTGTTATTATTTGGTTTAATGTCATAAAGCTTGATTAGTTTCTTTTCGTTTTTTAACCGCCATTTATTTTTGTGGGAAGTCATAGTTTTTAAAGCATTCATCTTCTGTACCTGGTAAGTACATACCTCCAAAGAAAGCCGTGTTACTTGGATGTATAACATCAAATCCACTTCCTGGGTTTAAGTAAAGTGGGTAAAGAGTCGGATTTTCCTTGAGATAATCTCTTAATCTTTCAGCGTAGTATTCCGCTTTATCTCTATATCTTTGCTCAATTAGAGTCAATTCACTTGGTGTGATTGGGTTAGCATTGTCTGCTGTCCTCGAAGATACACTTTTGTTTAAGAATTTAAAAGTCATTGGAAGCATAGACTCTACCAATGTGTAGTATTTTAGACAAGGTGCTATGTAAGAGTCTAAAAGCGTTGTGTTATCAGCAGTTAAAGTTCCGTTAAATGCTTGGTCTTGCAACTCATTGTAAATGCCAGAGCCGATGACATCTCTTACATAAACCTCTTGAGCTTCTTTGATAGCAGACTTTAGCAGTTTATCATCAAGATTTTCGTTGATGGGTGTATTGTCCTTTAAAAAGGAAACGGATATAAAGTAAACAAAATTAGCCATTTTTTCTTCTTAATAATTGTGATTTCCAAATGTGTCGGCAATAAGGAACGTGTACAGCAGGAGAAGAGCCTTTAACCGTCATCCAACCGCCTCTACGTTTCCAAGCGTCATAACCAGGTATTCCGTATTCACGCTGTAAAACTAAACTGATTTGGTCGATATCTTCTCTTGAGTAAACACGATTCAAAGCGATTAAGCGTCTGCAAAAATCTCTTGAAGTTGGTATAACATCGCCTCCGCTGATACCCGGTGCTTTCTCGTATGTATAACGCACTACTAACTCTGTGTCAAGTCCTGACCTTCTTAAGTCTGTTCTACCTTCTTCTGATATATTTAAAACAGCATCGTTAGGAACTATTCTTCCATCTTGAATCATTCTATCAACTGCATCTGCAATAAGTGCAGGGTCCTCTTTAATGTTGTTAGCAAGGTCTTGCAAAGTTAGTTGGTTATTGCCTTGTAAAAACTGAAGAATAATCAACTCAAGAGCGGATGCAAATTGCATTGGAACCGACTCAAACATTTCAGCAGATTCGCCGTATCTTGAAAATACTTCTAAATCTCTGTCATCATCCCAATTAAAAGGGTTTTCACAAGAATGTTTTGAGAATTGTACCGTTTCAGTCATTCCCATTTCTTTTCTTGCTTCTGCTTGAGTGATAATGCCTTTCTCAAACAAAAGAACGTAGTCAAGTCCAATAGGAGGTTTATTCTTGGTTATGAGTTTAACAGGAGTGATGTATTTAAAGATAGAAGTTAACGCTCTATCCATTTGTGCTTGACGTGGCTCAATGTAAGAAGTTTGGAAAGCCTCATAAGCTTCAATAATTTCAGAACGACCGCCTAACTGACCTTCTGTTTTAATTCCAAACAACATCGGAGAAGTTACTCTATGAGCCATCAAAATCTCTTGCTGTACGGTTTGATTTAAGATGTCAAACTGCTTATCGAAGTCGGATGGTGTAAGGTTGTTAACGATTGATGGAGTTTCATTCGGATCGTTAAACTGAATGATAATTGAACCAGCGTTATCAGTTCCACTAAAATTCTCCTTAAAGCGTCTCATCGTCTGACGAGCCTCTTCAGGAGTTGGTATGCCTTTGAATAACTGAAGTAGGGTTTGAGCAGAGAAACCACTCTTAATTGAGTTCAAGTGGAAATTAGCTATCTCTGTGTCAATCTCAATATATTTTAAAGCAGACTGATAAGGTGCAGTTGGATATTCGCCTTGACCTGCTTTGTACAACTTAAAGTAATAAAGTTGCTTATTTTCTCTGGTCAATGGATTCCAGCAGTAGTAGTAAATAGGATCTACTTTTCTATCGCTCCAATCTTCAGCGTACCAATAATGCCCATCAAGTGAATGACGTACATTTTGAAAAGGTAAATGATAAATCTCTGCTACAGAGGTTTTCGCCTTATTCCAAATAACTTCCAAAGCGAATCCGTCGAAAAGTTCAAGGTCTGCTGCAATCTTTGATTTAACATCATCAAATGACTCGTAAGCGTTAATGGAAGCAAGTCTATCATTGGCTATAGTTAGTTGCTCTGTGTTGTTTGCTACTACCTCTGTTTTATCACCTGCAATATATGCTGCCTTTTGTGTTACGATAGCACCGTGTTTTGGTGAGCTATTGAACAGGTCAATCAGCATATTGGGGTAGCGATTATCTGCTCCGTAGGTGATATAGTTCTTTGCCTTATTCTCCTTGAATAAAGGGATTTTACTTTCGGCAAAGTTTATTCTTAAAAATTCAGTCATTTTCCTTGTCCTCTTGTTGGTTTAAATGATTCGTGTTTATTCTTGTGTTTTTTGTGTCTGCCTAATTTGTTTTTAGGTTTACTTTTATGATTATTTATTTGAACCTTTGCCATTTGAATATTTGTCAATTACCGTGTAACCAAGCGAAAAAATTGTGATAAATTCAGCAGCTTCAACAAGTTTATCAGTATTATAGTAAACTAAACAACTAAAAAGAACTAACGCCCCAATAATACCCACAAATCTCTTGGACGAAAATTCGCCTTTATCACCTTTAAATATTTCAAGGATTCTCATAAAAGTACTTTTGGATTAATAGGCTATCATTTGCCTCGTGTAACTCAACCAATACTTTCATCGCACTATCTTGTATAGACTTGCTCTCTTCTATCTGCACGTCAACCTTTTCTTCTATTGCTTGTGGTTTAACTGATAGGGCGGTAATTAACACAACAAGCCCTAATGCCGTCAAGAATTTCATATCTTACCTAATTTTTTATAAAGTGATATTTCAGTAATTAACGCAGAACAAAGACTATCTTGCGTTTTTAATTGTTTGGATAACTTTTCCAATTTTGCCTCGCACTCTAAAAGTCTTTTTTCGCACCTCTCATTGATGTCGTTGGCTTGGTTTTCAGTGCGATAATACAACACGCTGACCACGATTAAAAGTAAGAATAAAAGTGCTTTTAAAGGATCGCTTTTAAATTGTTCAAAATCTATTGGAAATTTCATTTAGTATGGGAAATTTGGTGGTGATGGTTTAGGTGTGTATTCGCCTTGTGGTAGTTCTAATACCCAAGCCCAATCTGTTTGTGCTATTTCTTCCTTGTCTTGGTCTGATAAAAATAAAAACCAAACATCGTTAATATCTTGAACGCAGTTAAAGAACTGGCTCGGTGAATAATACTGACCTTGTATTTGTTCGTATTGTTCGGGTATTAATATGTAGCCTATCATACGTTTCTACTTAAACTTACTTGGAAAGCGTTTACCGCAGTATAAAAATTACTTGCTTCGGTGTCTGTTAATCCATCACCGATAGAGGCGAAAGCACATTCTCTTAGTGTATACAATCCAGGATTTACTGCACCAACATAAATATTACTTGTATTCAATCCAGTAGAGTTTACAGATGTTGTTGTCTTAGTTGTGTTTCTAAATAAAATATGTTGCGTACTATTTGTTCTATTTGCAATATAAAATCCTCGTGTATCGCTATTACTGGTTGAAATTGTAGTAGTATTTGAATTTATTTGAATGTAAGTATTACCAAAAACATTGATTGCAATCCAAGAT